TTCATATAATCTTTGATCAATTCTTTTAGGTATAGTATTTATAGCTTTATCTCCTTCTATAATTTTTTGTTGTGTTGCTGCACCAACATTTCCTTTAGCCATTTTATTTAAAATGTATGGTAATCCATATCCACCTGCTACAACCCAAGGAACATAAGAATCTTCTCTTGTAGCATCCAATTGTTGTTTAGCTATTTCTTCAGCAGCAAATGCTGTACCAAATATTCTTGCATAGCTTCCTACTTTAGTAAATAATAATAAACTTGAAAGATCTAAAGTAGATCCAGTTATTCTACCTAAATGATACCAAGGACTAGCATAATTTGTTTCTGCTTGTTTTTTTAATTTATTAATTATTGATGTTGTTTCTGCTTGGCTTTTACTAAACATAAACATATCATAATTATTTGCATAAGGTATAAGCTGTTGATCTTCTTTAGGATTATAGTTTTCATCTGGTGGAAAATCTTGGTTTTCCATTAAATAATTAAGCCCAATAGCGAATAAATTTTCTTCTTTAAAACCTGTTCCAAAATCAGTAAAATTATACTCTACAGGTTTATTAGCTTTTTCAAATATTTGTTGTTCTTCATTTGGTGTAATAGGATATTGGATCATCTAATTTTTCCTAGTTGACCTTTGTAAGAATTGATACCTTGTTCATATCCATCAAAGATCATGGAGTCTAAGAAAACTTGATTATCTGGAGGATAATATTTATTAAATGCTGTTGATCCCATTTCATGTTCAATCATAAATTTAATTAGTCCATGCATTTGATTATTATCTAAAAAATTAATTACAGTATCTCTTGTCATATCAGTTTTAGCTTCTAAAGCATTTAAGTATGGTTCTGTTTTTTCTGCGTAACTTGTTAAAATTTCTTCTATTGTTGGTGTGTCACCATATCTTTTAGTAGTATTATTATTAATAATTGATGAGTTGTTAATCATAACTCTTATACCAGCTCTAATAGAATCTTGAGGTCTAGCAAAAATCGCAGCTTGATTGCCAGTATTAATATCAGTTATTTCACCTTCCCAAGATGAATCAGTTTTCATAACTGCCATATAATTATTTGTTCTTAATGTTAATGGTAAAGAAGTATTTTGATAATTATCATATGCATATTTTCTGTAATACAGACTAGCATTTTGTCTAGTGTATTCTGTTTTGTATGGAGGAAATACAGATTCTACTTTTTTATCTTTAGGACTAATTCTAGTATCAGATTCTATCTGTGCATCCATAGATAAGTGTTGATCTATTTCATTGTTAATTTTAATACCTTCATCATAGTAAGGTTTTAAATCTACATCTATTCCTAAAGTTTTAAATATAAATGCAAATGGTTTCATTTCTGTAGGTACATCATTTAATCCTGGAATATCTGGGTACCATTTATAATCACTAGCTTCTATACCCATTTTAATAGTTTTATAAACTACTGATTTAGCAAAGTTTTCTGACCAAGAATTACCATCTAATAAATGACCAAAAGTTTTTTCAAACGCTTCATATTTTTGTTCAGCTAAAGTAAGAATAAGTTGATCTCTACTTCCATTTTTACCACTAATTTTATTAACTCCAGCAAATGCAGTAGGATCAAAATATTTATTACCTTCTGTTAAATTAATAATAGTATTATTATGATTCATTTTTAAATGATAATTTGGTTGTCCAAACTCATTATAAGTTCCTGCAAATTCTATAATAGTATTTTCAAATCCATTATCTATTTCTTTTTTTATAATATTGCTAATATTATTGCTTACAATTTTTCCTTTCTTAAAAATACTTTTTCCGATTAATGCACTTCCAAATCTTTCTTTTTTTTGTGTTTCTGTTAAAGTGTTATTTAAATATTCTCCATAAGCTATAATAGAATTTTCAAAACCTTGATCTTGTATTCCAATTTTATCTTCATATGCATTTTTCACCATTTTAATTTGATTGTTTCCACTAAATTTTGTTCCAGTAAAACCTTGATCTTTTAAAGAATCTAAAGCTTTAATAGAAGCTTGTTGAAACATAATTTTTCCTTCATCACTATTTAAATCAAAATCTTTATTACCTGCCATATGTGTTAAATGTGTCATAGTATTTTCTAACCATTTAGCTTTTACTTCTGGAGTTAATAATGTTGATGATTTATTGGGTAATAATTTTGTACCACTATTGTGAAATAAATCTGTATATTTATTTTTTTCACTTAAACCAAATTTTTTAGCCCACCAAGAATCTGTATTAATATCTAATGTACTAATAACTTCAGCAAATTGTTCTGCAACTTCTGGTGCATTTAATGCTAAATTTTCAGTTATTTTTTTTTCTCTTTCTTGATATTTAGGAACATCTTTTACAATATCATTTAATCTAAAACCTAAAGACTTATTATCTTGTACAGCTGTAGCTCCCATTTTTAAACCTTCTTCATATATAAAAGAATTTTCTAAAGTTAAACCAGGATATTGAGCTTTTATAAATTTGTATAAACCAAGATTTTCTTTATAGATTTTTATTTGTCCTGGATTATTAAAGTCTACATTTACTTTAGTATTTAATCTATTAATAATAGCTTCTGGTTTTATATTATATCTAGCCATTAGACTAACAGCTTTACCTAAGTCTGGATTAGTTATGTCAGTAATGTTTTCATCATTAATTCCATTGTTAGCTAAAATAGCTTTACCGAATAATTTTTTTTGTTCTATATCTCTAAAACTTATTTTAGTTCCATTTTTAGCATCACTTACTAATTGTTGTATTTGAATATGATCTTCTACAATTTTAATTGCATCATCTCTATCTTTAGCTTTTGCATTAGGCATATTCTTAATTACATATTCAACAGCATTAGTATTCTTTGCATCTTCAAAATTAATTACATTTAAAATTTGTCCAGGTTCTTCTAATCCATCTAAGTTATATTCCTTAGTAACATTTAATCCTTTAATCTTATCTCCATTATAACTTTGATAAAGAGCCATAACTTCTTTAACTATTTTTGCTCTATTAAAATCGTTAGTTATATGAGCTTGATATTTTTTAAATATAGGATTATTTCTTTCGTTTTTATTTTCAAATAAATCTTCTGTTAAACTTCTTGAATCTTTTCCAGCAGCATAATTATTTAAATAAGTTAGAGCATCATTTTTGCTACTATCTTCTGTATCTTTAACCATTAAGTTATATACTCTAAGTGTTTCAAGATTTTCTAAATCTTTTTCTAAATCTTTTTTAAGTTGAGTTCCTTTATATCTATTAGTATTAACTAGATTATCTTCAGCAGTTCCATAAGATTCATTTAAGTTTTTAAATGATGTATTTGCTGTATAACTATTAATAGTAAACCATCCTACGTCTGGATCATTTTGAATGTTATCCATATTGTCTGCATATAAATTTTCATTTTCTGTTCTTGTAGTTTGCCAGTTTTCTAATGAGATATTAGTATTTAAATTTTTATGATTAGCAGCTGCATAATTTAAATTAGCTAAGTTTTTTTGTGCAAGTATGTTAGTAGCATAATCTCTATATACACGTGGAGTATTTTCAATAGTATTTTTAGCATATGCATCTACAGCATTTTTCATACCATCTGGATCAAATTCAAATTTCTTTTTTAAATTTAAATAATGCTCTGTAGATGTTTTATTAAAAGAAGTTTTAAATTGTACAGAAGCATCTGATTCAGCTATTTTTCTAAAAGAATCAATAGCTTCTGAAATAGGTTTAGATATTTGTGCTGCTATATTAGTATCTGGATATTTAGGTATACCAATATTATCAGCTACACTTGATTTTAAATTTACTAATCTTTTACCTTGTTTTAATGCCATTATCCTATTTTATCCTTATCATCATCTGTAAAGTATTGACCTCTTGGTTTTTTACCAGCTTCGTATTGTTTAGCGTAAGCAGCTGTTTTAAATCCTGCTGATGCTATACTTGCATAACCACCAAACTCTTGTGCTTTACCCATAACTTTAGTTGTGTAAATCATAGTGTCCATTTTTTGATTTCCTCTCATCATATTAATTCTTATATTACCAATATCTTTTGTAGCTATTCTATCTATTTCAGATTGAGTAGATAAAAAATGTCTACTATCATCATTATAACCTGCTCCTGCTACAATAGCTTTATTAATTTTTTGTTTCTTTTTTGCTTCATCTCTTACGTTGTTTGAATCTTGTATTGCTTTAAGTTCATTAAACTTTTTCTCATCTTCGTAAGATCTTATTGCTGCCTTGTTTGCAGCTTTCTGAGCTTGTATTCCTTGATAAGTTCCTACAGCTTGAATACTTGTACTTATAACAGCTAATGTTACTGGATCAGCACTCATGCAAATATAACCTCCACACTCATTCCTAATACTTTAATAGGTAATGGATCATCTTGAGATAATGTTACTGTTGGACTTTTATCATAACCTAAAAAGAAAAATTCTTTTTTTTCTGTAACAGGTGTTAAGTCAGAACCACCAGTAAAACTAACTTGTTGGACTACTAAAGATTTGGCAGTCTTGTCTGCAGCTTTTACAGTTAAATCTAAAGCAGAATTAATATCAATGATGGCTCTTGAAATTCTTCTTGGTTGTCCTGTTAATGGACCTTCTGGTAATTCTTTATCAATTGGCATAGTTTCTATCACAGGTGTATAATTAAATCCTATCTTTACCCCATTTGCGTGAGGATTTGTTAAAGTAATAGTATCAGATGCCGACACAGTAAACGCACCAAGACTACTATTTCCTTCTACACAATTTACTGACTCATTAGTATATATTCCATTTACAGAATGTAAATGTACTTTTATTAAAGTAATAACAGCATCATCTGCTGGAGTTGCTGCTAAAGTTTTATCTAGATTTAATGTATAAGTTCCTCCACCATTATTTGTTATTGCTTGTATTGTATAAACAGTAGCATTTCCTGCAATACTAAATGTTTCATTTACTAATGGATTAGATGTAAAACCATCTGTAATTAATACAGATCCAGACTGTGAAGCCCCTTTAACTAAAGGGATCCTCTTTGTGATACAGTAGATGTTAAACTACAATCTAATGTTAAACTATCATCATCTGCAAACTTTTCTAAAGTATAAACAGTAGAACCATTTAATTGTCTTTTACAAGCTACTACAAGAAACTCATTAAGAGCTATAATAGAATGAAAGAAGTCATTTGTTTTTGTTGACCATAATCCCCATCCTGCAATTTTTTCATCTCTTACTGAATGAAACAAAGCTATAGATCCATTATGTACAGAACCACTATTTAAAAACAATGCATATTGTTCTGGTCTTGTAAAGTTACCTTTTATAATAGCTATTTGTTTAGGACTATCTATAAGATGTTCTGCAAGTATAGATACTGATGTAGATTTATATCCATCTTCTATATCTGAATAAACAAACTCTCTAACTGACTTACCATTTTTTTGCACAAACCCTGCTGCTTGATCAAACATTACTGGAGAAGTTCTACCAATTCCATATGGTGTTTGTCTTAGTACAGCTATGTTGCCAGGAGTAATAGTATTATCATTAGATCTAGGTATGTAATATTCTCCACCATCTGTAAATACTTGTAAGTCTTTACCAGATAAAAAATGTCTTACTTCATTAATTTCTGAACCTGCAATATCTAAATCAATAGATTCATCAGCTTCACCTGCTGCTGTATCAAAATTAAAATACTCTGAAATTGTAGATGCTAGTACAGATGAAGGTCTAGATTTAATTCCACCTAACCATAATCTATTATTATGAAATGTAACTGCTTGAGGAAAACCTTTGATAGCTGATATTGTTTGTTCCTTCCAATCAAAATGTGGTCCAGCACTTCCTGCATCTTCAATCACAGTAACTGTTAGTACAGTTGCACTTGTAAATCCTGTTACAAAAACTTGTTTTTTATTTACTTCTAAATATGTGTTTACATAAGCAGATGTAAATGCACTAGCTGAAGCAGTTAATGTTCTTCCTGCACCTGTTGCATGAGCTGAAAGTGTTACACTTATAGATCCATCAGCATATTTATAAAAAGGTTGTTTTGATTTATTTGTACTATTTACAGTTATTGAATCGTCTGTATCAAATGCAAATTCTTGTACTTCAAAAGCTGTAGCTGAAGTTCTAAATATTTTTCTTATTGGATTATCTCTATGAGTAATAAAAATAGTATCTGCAAACTGTGCAAAATTTAATTCAAATAATTGAGCTGTAGTCCAATTACAGTTAGTTGTAATATTAGAAGATAAAACAGTACCATTAATATTATAAACATCCATTCTATTATTAGATAAAGCAATAATAGCTATTTCATCATCAGAAAAAACAAAAGGTATTAATCTACATTCAGCTGGTAATGTAGCTAAATAAGAAGTTCCTGGTCTTCTCATTAAACCACCTTCTGCTAATAATGCAAAGTTTCTACATTGTTTAGCACCATTAATATAAGCTGGAGTATCTGTTCTTGTAGCTAGTAAAGGATTAAGCTCTCCTGCTGAAAAATTTGTTATTACAGTTTTTAATGCTCTTGCCATTATACATCAGTTCTCGTAGTATTTCTTAAATTAATAAATCTAGATGTATCAAGTTTTTTATTAGTTACTTCTGAAGCATCTATATTTTTAGATATTAAAAATTGTCTATCAGCTAAACCTTTAAACTCTCTAATCATTCCTGCATCTCTTGCAACTGAACCTGCAAATAAAGAAGCTAGTTCATATTCTAAAGCAACTTTAAAATGAGCTGGAAAATATTCTTCTTCTACTCTGTAAATATAATCAAGTATTAAACTATGATTAGCACCATAAGTATTAACGTAAATTTTATCTTTATATCTTGTATATGGAATTACATAATCATTTACTGTTAAAGAAGCTATATGTAAAACTCCTGGACTAGCTGGTAATTGATATGCATATTCATATCTAGCTTCTGGTTTAGCAGTAAGTAAAGATAGTTGTTTTTGATTAGTAGCAAACTTCCATCTATGTCTTGTTAAAGAAGACTCTACAATGTCTTCATATAAATTAGATGCAACAAGAGCTTCTGTGCTACCATCAGAAAAAGAAGATATAGGTTGAGCACCTATCATAACTAAGGCTCTCGCACATATATCTACTTTTGTAGTTGCCATTATTTATTAATACTTTTTAATCTCATGTCTTGTACAGCAGCTTTACCTTTTTTAGTAAGTTTTTTTTGTACTGCTCGTACAGCATAATTTTTACTTAAACCATATGTTCTTATTTCATTAGAGTTCATTCTTTCATTATGTTCCAATGGAACAAGATCTCTATTAGCTTGTTTTTTTAAAGTAGAAAACAATGATCTTTTTTGAGTTGGTTTAATAGTTAAATAATCTTTTGTATCTGTATATGTATTTTTTAAAATATTTTTTATTTTTACCATTTT